TCCCGCCCGGCAGAAGTATCTCAGCCATTTACGGAGCAGCTATCGCGGTCTGATAAATCGCGCTCCCGGACGCAGCGAACCCCGCCGTGGTCGTAGTTCCACAGTTCTGTGAAATAAACAGGCAATGATGAGTCGGCGGCATGGTAAGTCCCATCATCGTGCAGAGGGATTTCTGTGGAAACGTGTAGATTGCGCTCGCGGAAGCGTCCACAGTGATCGAGTGGAACAAAACCACCAGCGCATCTCGTTCTTCAGAGTCTACAAATGATCCGCCCCCCTCAGTCCCCAGTGTGCCGCTGGCTATTGCAGGCCACGCTGGAGTGTCGTTCAGAGAAGCGACGGCGTAAATATTGATCGTCCCGATCTGCCTGTTGCTGGCGTGCGTCGTGAACGTGCCACCGTAGAAGTAATCGATATACTTGTTCGACGTGTTGCTTGTGGACGCGCTAACCCAACCCGTAAGCCAGTCTTGCGAAGAGGCAAGAGAGTGGAGATTGGTTACTGTAAGCGCAGACGAAGCGACATAGGACGGCCCGGCCATTAAGTCATCTCTCTAGCGGTAGTTACGTCGTCTTGTGTGATGCTGCCAGCGAACGCCATTAGAGATGGCGTGCCAACTTGACCGTTTCCGGTGGCGAACAGTTTTTCCGCGCGGGTAGCCAGTCGCTTCATAATCGCCTCAACCGCCGCCCAGCCTGCGCCTTGAGTCGTGCCGTCAGCCTTGGATGGAAGAGCCGTTAATGCGTCCTGTATCCCGGCTCTGATGTTTGCCTTATCCGAGTTGATGAAAAGCCGTCCGGTAAGAATGGTTTGCAGGTTGAACTGTTTCCCCTGGCAAGCAAGGCTCCTGTTCGACCACGCCACATCTGTTCCAACCGCTCCGGCAGGCGTCATCTTTGCCCAATCGATCGCGTTGAAAATCTCTTGCGCGCCGGTCTCCGGCTTCCATACGTAATAATCAGGAACCGCAGCAGAGTTGTACGCGGCCACGATCACATCAGCCGCAGCATTGGTCAGAGGCAAGGCGTTCAGTACCTCATCTGCTGCTATATCGGCTTTCAGTGTTAAACGTTGCTCAGGTGTGAGCGCCATATTCTTCTCCTACGGAAAATCTAATTAACCCAGCGTAAAGAGGGACGCACCGAAGTCGGTAGTGAACGTTTCCCCGATCTGGAGAGTCACGGCGCTGCTGTAATCCCACCAGCCAATTAGTGGATCGTTCGTGGCCGTGTCGTTATAGAGCACGACATACTGGAATGGGCCGATGGTTCCACCGGATGCGGTCCATACAAAATCCGTCCCAACTACCGTGATCGTTCCGCTGGTTGTGGTGGCTGCATTCTGAACATCTCCGCCGCCAGCCGTGTAACCGTTGCCCGCGGAGATTTCCGCCAAGTCAGCCTTGAGCAGATCGAGAGATGCGCTGGGCGCTGCATTGGTCAGATAAACCTTGAGCGTATCGGTATCAGCATTCAGGCAAGCGGCATGAGTGCCAGCAGCAACAGCGGAAATGAACGATTGGAATTTGTTGAAAGTTGCCATGCGTTACCCCTTATTTCTTCTTGCGGGAGACTAAGCGGCCCCTTGCGAGGCCGCTAGATGTTCACATTAAGCTGGGGGATTCGCGGTCGGCGCGATCATCGGATTACCAAGAATGGCAACGGCACAAATCACAGCAGCAGAGGCGTTGCCAACCGGAGTGATGGTCAGTCGGGTATAGCGCTTGTCGCCAACGTAGCCCAGCTTGCGGCATTCGTTGTCGTCGTCAAACTGGAAAGCTGCGAGAACTTCAGTGCCGAGCAGGTCAGCATCAGCAACAGCAGCCGCGTCGGACATATTCGCCACGTCACCCTCTTCCAGCAACACAGTGAAGGTCGCATCGGCGTCGGCAATAGAGCCGGTAGCGATGATGTACTCCAGGCTGCTGAAACCTTGCCGGTCTATGATCTGGCCGACCTGAGCAGTGGTATCAGCGACAGAAACAGGGCTGATCACCCGTTTCGGATAGATGTTGTTATGCAAATCACGCATCATTTCGTCTTACTCCTTGAATTTGGACGTAAAAAAACCCGCCGAAGCGGGTTATTTCAGGCTGCAGTGTCTTACGACGCGGCGAATTTCATCAGTTTAATGGCTTCGAAATTCTTGACCCCGCCACCAACGCGCCTGCGAAAATTGAACTTGGTCGTGCCTTTCGTGGTGATGTTGTCGCGGATCAGGGTAATCCCACGCCGGTCAACGATGCGATAGGCGCGCTTCCAGTTCGCGTAAGCGATAGAGTAGCTATTCGCGGCGATCACAGGCATGTTGTCATCGATCTCAACCGGCGCACCGAACACGTACCCAGCGAAGTTGCCTGTCGGGTCGAGTTGGAACAGGTAGAAGTGACCGGAGCCGTCCTTGATCTGACGCAGCGATGCCAATGTCGTGTCAGCCATCAGAAGACTTGAGCCGTTGCGGTATTGCGACTTGAGCGAGTGCAGAAGGTTGATCACGTTATCGCCAGGATTGGATGCGGCGAACGCGCCGGCGCCACCAGAAGCGATGTAACCTACCTTGCCCCATTCATAGCTGGCGTTGGCCGCGATGTCATAAGACAGGAAGCCGCGCGGTTTCTTGACGCCATTGCCGCTGACGAAAGCGACTCCTTCGGCCTCACCAAAACCGATCCCCGCTTCTTCAGCCAGATCCGCCTCGATGTTGAAATCGGCATCTTCAAGGGCGGTATTGTAGGCATGCGGCTCGACTTCCATCTCCTCAGCGGAGATTTCCAGCATGGCCCATTTGGGGTTTGTGCTTTCCCCGCCAGCCTCGCCCTCACCAACCCAGCGAGCAGCAACGCCGGCCGTCTTGACTCGGAATTTCAGCGATTCTTTGCCGATCGTACGCACTTCGGCCAGTTTCCGCACAGACGAGATCGTGCTAGCAACGCGATCGATGCTGTTGTCGAGTTCCTTGGTGATGAGGTAGCCGCCATCCACGTCCGATCCCATCTGGAAAACTTTCTTCTCCATGTCGGAGAGGTTCGTGGTATCACCTTTGCGCACGAACTTGGAGAATTGCTGCTTGTGCTCGACTTCTTCCGCCGAGAGTTGATCTTGACCGCCGACAGCCGGACGAGCGGCCTTTTTCGCGACTTCGGCAATATCCTTGCCGAGCAGAGACAGGTCGTCGTTGATCTTCTCGACTTTGTCGGTCAAATCGGCGGGAGCATAACCCTTGGACTCGATAGCTTTCAGACGCTCATCGTTCGCCTTTTTGAAGGATTCGAACGCCTCTCCCTGCTTCGTGAGCAGGTCTTTTAATTCAATTTCCATTGTTACTCCTGATTAATTTGAAAGGATTGCGGTATTGCGGCGAATGATGTCCGCTAACTCATCTACCCGTTCAGCGTCACGCGGAGGAATAGATTTGAAACCCTCGGCCAGCATGGCTTTGGCTTCGGTCCGAGAAAACCCGGCTTCTCGCAGGGCCTGCTCGGCGTCACGAATCGTTAATTCAGATTTGATTTGCCCCAGTCGGGCCTTCCCGTTAGCAGGAAAGGTGACTATGGAGACCTCCATCAGGTCTATGCGCTTCAGCACCCTGCGGAACTCGTCTGTTTCTTTGGTGCGCGTCTCCCATTCGCGCGCGATATACCCAATGGAGAAGCCGTCGATAGCGGGCCGCGGCTCCATCTTCATCAACTGGTACATTTCGCGGCCGCGCACGGTATCAGCGAACTTTCCTTCCATTAAAAGGCCGGTATCGTCCTCGGATAGATCGGTCCAGACGCCAATCGGCGTCATATCGTCAGCACCGAAGCCGCCGTGCTGGGAAAGCATCGCGGGCCAGTTCTGTTTGCCCGATTTAACGTCAGAAAGGAAGCCAGAGAACGCGCCTTTCTTGATTACGTCGCCATAAGCGTCAACATTGCCAAAAACAGCGCCATAGCCGCTAAAACTCATCGTTTCCGAGTCATTGGAGGCGAATTTCAGCTCTCTAATGCCGCAATTAAGGTGCTGGATTTGCATTCTCTGTCCCTTTACTTACGTTTGTGGCAATAGGTAAGGCTGCTGCAACGCCGCCCATGGGGTTAAATTCCTCCAATGCGCGAACCTCATCCTGAGTCATCCATGCCGGGGAGCCGCCAGAACCCAGGGCTTTTGAGTAATATTCAGCCCTATCCTTCGATGCGCCGCGCATTAATCCTTGTGCTATGTGGTGAAAGTAATAGCCATCAGCCCGTTCCTTATCGCTCAACAGGCTTACCGCAGCGGATTGCTCTATATTCGTGTACCAAGGCATCAAAGCATCCGTCACGTGCTCAATGGATGTCTCCTGTCTGCTCGCGTAGGTAGAGGCTTTGTCTGAATGGCCGACTTTTGCGGGGTAAACGCCGAACGCTCGGCATACCTCCTCGACCTGAAATCGCCTTTGCTCCAAATGCTGTGAGTCAACGCCGGTTTGTGCAAGAGATTGCCATTTCAGGCCGCCAGATAAGATGGCGGTTTTAAAAGCGTTCTCATTTCCACCCTGCATCTCTTCCCATGCGGCTTTTAGTGCCGTTCTCTGCTCAGTATTGAGCGCCATTTCAGTGGAGAGAATGCCGCCCGGCCTTGCGCCGTTCGAAAACATCCTCGAGCCATGCTCTTCAGTGGCCAACGCGAGCCCAATAGCCTCACGCGCAAGCTTTACCCCCTCGATGCCAGACACCCCATCCCAAGATGGCCCCTGCAAATGCCACATATCATCAGACGGCACATTAATTACCTTGCCGTTTCCAATGTAAACGTCGTAACTGCGATCCCATCCGTCGCGCTTTAGGGTGACTAACTGAGGCTCAAAAGGGAGTAATTCGACTATCTTTCCACGCAACCCGCGCACTTTGTACACGTACGCATTGCCCAGGAAGACCAAATGCATCCCCATCTGTTGCCTGAGTCCAAAGGAGGTCTGCCATGCATTCGGCTTCAGCGAAACTAGCTCATACAACTGGTGATCTTTAGCCGGGTCTCTCCCCCCGTCCTCGCGCTCCCTGTAAAGCTTGAACGGAACCTGCGCAATACCGTTTGCAATAACACGGGCGCAGGCAAACGCAGTTGATGCCTGTAATGCTGTCTTCCAATTGACGGCGATTCCAGTTCTGGAACTGGCGTGAGCGATTAATTCCTTAAGAATGTCGCGCGGGCTGGTTATGGAGTTCTTGCGATTCCATGGAAGAAACGAAGTCCAACTCATAGAACCATGATCCCCACTTCGCCCACCTCTGACCCGTTCAGCGCCATACCAAACGCCATCAATAGCGCAACCATGTCATCGATCTTGTCCGCACTTTTCTTTTTGTCTGGCGCCATATTGAGATTCACGTCCAATCGTGTGACGATGTTTGCAGCGCACCAGGTGAGAACCGGGTCGGTTCCATAGCGGAAATTGCCGGAGATGTAAGCCCGCTCAAATTCCTGCATGGCAGGGTGATAGCTTTTGGGGCCCTGAACGAACAACTCAAGCGGAACGTTTGCCGCTTCGAGTTTTGAGACCAGTTGCTTAGCGTTCCACTGGTCGTAACCAATCATTTTGATGTCGAAGCGTTCTTGTGCTTCGAGTACCGCGGCCTCGACTACATCAAAGTCTGTTACATCGCTCTGAGTCTGCTCTAGATGGCCAGACTCAACCCAGGATGAGTAAGGCACCGAGCCCCTAACCGTGCGGCTCTTGACCGCGTTTTCGGGAACCCAGCGCCTGCCCCACGTGTAATAGATGCCTTCGACGAGCCAAACAAGACGGAAGCTGCACAAATCTGATGTACTGGCAAGATCAAGCCCGCCATAGCAGGGATACTGCCGCAGCCATTCAAGGTCAATGGGCTGTGAGCAGAGTTTCCACTTATCGAACTGTATCCAGCCCTGCGCGTTGGCAGACTGGCGATTTAATCTCTTGATGCGAAACTCGGCCATTTTGCCGGGCATCGCTTTAGCTTCAATTGCGGCTTTCCGAATCTCTGCAAGCAGGATCGGATTGCACTCCATCAGAGGGTTGGCTTTGATCCATGCCGTCTCGTCGAAGTCGTCATCTTCCTCGTCTATTGCGTAATAGACCGCCAAGAAGTGATCTGCCTCGACAATGCCTTCCAGTACCTGCTTGGCAAAGTTGCGTAACTCTGCCCACGGCCCGGGTGATTCGTATCCTTCGGTAGTCGTGAAAAGAAATAATGGGCTGCGGCGAGCGCCGGCAGCAGATTGCAATACGTTTAGAAGATCGCCGTTCGGATGCGCGTGTATCTCATCCAGAACGACGCAGGATGGATTTAAACCGTCCTGGGTACTAGCCTTAGCGTTGATCGGCTTAAACGAGCCACCGTTGCTGTAGGAAGCGATCGAGTTAGCGAAAGCCTCCATCGCGAAGGCCTCGCGCATGTCCGCTTTCTTCTCGACCATGCGTTTCGCAATGCCCCAAACGATCCGAGCTTGTGAACCAGTCGTTGCGCCTGATACTACCTGCGGGCCCTCTTCATCCTCCCGAACTTGGCAATACAGGGCAATCGCGGCCGCCAAAGTGGATTTGGCATTCTTGCGCGCAATCGCTTTTAAAGCGGTTGTAAATCTCCTTGTGCCGTCAGTCTTACGAAAGCCGAACAGGTTAACAATGAAGAAAACATCCGAGCGGTGCAGGACAATATCAGGACTATCCCACTTGCCCTCGACGTGAGGCAGCAGCTCGACAAACTCACAAGCGTTGCCGGCCTGCTCGTCACTAAAAGTAAATGGAGCGTCTTTCTTCTTCGCGCGCCGGAGGTCGTTTAGGAACCGTTGAGCGGCAAGCCGGATCCACTTGCCATACTTCCTTCTATTCTTCTCGTCGGCCGCCTCTTTGGCGTATGAAATCGCGGCTTCAACGTGTTTATTTTTTGGCATTCGCCAGGAAAGGATTCTTCACTTCTTCTTTTGCGCCTACTGGCTTAACTTTGCCCTGCGCAACAGGCGTCAACCCGAAGTCATTCACCAGATTGCGGTACTGAGAAAGCATGTGACCGGTCGGACATTCGCCGGCAGAGAACAACTGGACTATCTTGCCATGCAGCGCACAGAGCACGCCCAACGGAGAACAGCCCGCTTCGGTCAGCAACTTGTTAGCGGTCAGCATAGGAGCCAGGCGGTCCCATTCTGTGACGGCATGAGCGTTAGGGAGCCAATCCGGAGCGTCAGGCACAGCAGAAACGAGCGGCAAGTCCACAGCAACAGGATCTGGGCGGCATTTCTGCTTAGTACCCGAGATCGCTTTGAGTTGTGGAGGCTTACGAGAATTCATGGCTTAAAACTGGTTTTTCTCAACTGCACGTGTGAATAAATGACTA